CCGTCACGATGAATCCAACCTTTGTTTCTTACATCTTTTAATGATTTTGAGTAAGGTTTAATTTTATGAAACTCTAGATAAGTATCAGAATAATTAATGTTTTCAAAATCTTCAAAATAAACTGATAATATTGACAGGATAGTCCTATTAAAAAAATCATAATCCACTGTATCTAAATTTTTAGTTCGCACCCCTGGATAATTACCTTCTTTTGGTTTTTTATATTTAAGACTGTTTGCAAATTTAACGACTTCATCTGGTTCTGCAAAAAAATTATTAATACTCGTTATTGGAAATATATTCATTATACCCTTAACTTTATGTTACCAGACACAGTAATTCGATAATCATTGCTAGTATAAAATGGAAAGACCTCGTGTACCTGTGATGCGGGAAAAAATACTATTTTACCTTCAAAACTTTTATCTACATGCAATGGCCATGTTTCTATTTTGCCAAACCTATCAATAACATGAAACACAAATTTTGATGTGTAATTATTATTACAACCAGTAGTAAAATATTTAGTCTCTTTGTTAAACGAATAAGGTATTTTTATAAATATAACAAAACTAAACACACCAGAGTGGCGATGAGGTGGATTAAATTCATGTTTTTTTTGAAAGTTACACCATACATCAGCAACATCAAACGGTAAGTTTTGAGTTAATACTCTCACCGTATTTAAATATTTAGAAAATCTTTTATCTATCATACTTAACAACATCTTTACAATATCATCAGGTGGACGATCTAATGCGTATTCTTCTTTAATGTGTCCCGCCAACTTATTATTTTCTCGTATATTTTTTGCTTTAGCTTTTTTGCATGCTTGTTTAAACCATTTATAATGTTCTTTAGAAAGTGTTGCATAATTAACTTCTAACGTGTCTAATGCTGTTTTATCTTTCTCCCAATTATTCATTGTTTCCTAAACTCAGACGGTAGTCCTAACATAGGTCTGCCATCATATTTATTCTTAGAACCAAATTCATTATAGTGTAAAAAGGCTTGACCAGACACATCACCTTCAAACTCCTCTCTCCAATGTTCCATTTTATCTCCGCTATATATAAGTAAATCACCAGGAGTTAAATCAACTTTAAATCCATCTTGAGCACGATTCTTTGTAGTATTTAAATATATTGGCCAAGGGTCTCCTCCTAGATTTAGAGTAGCAGATATAGCACACGATCTTCTATCTTTATGTCTGGCTAAAATATCTCCGTGTTTATAAAGTCTCGCATAAGAATATGTTTCAACTAATTTTATTTTAGTTTTTTTCTCAATAATATTTTTTAAAGATATTAATAGTGTTTCCATTGCATGGTCTGAGTAAATAGAATACGTGTTTGGAACTAGTTCATCTAAATAATACCCCATAGTTTTATCATAAGGAGAAATAAATCTCATTGCCTGCATGTGATCTAATACATGTTTTTTAAGTTTTAAATAATTAAATAAAAAATTAGCCATGTCTTTATGTAAGACATCTCTTACAACTTCAAATTTATGTTTTTCAAACTTCATGTCTAACTTTCTTTAACCATTCTTTGTGTGTAACGTAACTGTATGTATCGTCATATTTTATCTTTATCAATTCTTTAAAATTGTTATTAAGCATACTATATTGTTTTTTTATTTTTTCAATATCTATTAAACCTAAGCCATGCATAACCACAATATAATTAGGGTCTCTAAATAAAAGATAATTAGTTTCATTAAAATCTTCTCGTATAGGTAGTCTAGTTTTAAATAATTCTAATCTATCCTTTAGTGAGTCAGGCATTACCTGGGTTTTCCAAAATTTTTCTTTTCTAGGAGTTATATAATGTAGGCATATAAAGTCTCTTATATTTAACATAATGTGTTCCATGGTGTTATTAAATTTATCTATAGTCTTTTGATTGTAATTAATTATGTAGTGCGAAAGTAAAAAAGCTTGTTGTATAGAAGTACCTATAGAAGAGGCCTCGAGTGGCTCTACAAAATTAGCACTTAACCCCACAGCAAAACAATTTTTTATCCACGATTTTTCTAAATACCCAGGATCAAAATTAATTTGTTTTCTAACCTCGACATCTTTTTGTAATTTTTTCTCTACTTCTTCATGTGCTTGTTCTTTAGTAATTATATCACTATCAAATATATATCCATTACCTGTTCTACCCCATACCGGAATACTAAACATCCAACCTGCTTTCATAGCTGTAGCAGTAGTATACGGATTATAATTTTCCATGTCTTCTGTTGGAAAAACTATTGCAGATTTAACTTTTAAATATTTACTAAAACTAATCCATCTGTTTTTAAATTGATTTATTAATACTCTTCTAAACCCTGTGCAATCTATAAAAAAATCTGCTGTGTATTTTTGATTACCTTTTATATATTTTATTCCATTTTTATCTAATTTTACTTCTTTAATTGTGTCCTCTTGTATTGTTATATTTCTTTCCATGCATTTCTTCTGCAAGTATTTATTTAATTTGTATGTATCAAAATGAAGTTGATTAAGTGGTCTTGGATCATTAGGGTTTATTTTTTGAGATAAATATTTTTTACCAAATACTCCATCATTTAATACATAAGAAAGATAACCAACTTGTTCTTGTCCTACTTTTTCATCAGGATGTGCAGAATGAAGATAATTTTTTTTACCCCACTCTTTAAAATAAATTCCTGATTTTAACGTTGAATTACACTCTCTTATTACCTCATGAAAATCTAATTCACACCAATCAATAAAATCTAACCAGTGTTCCGTGCTCCCTTCTCCAACACCAATGATACCAATATCATCAGACTTAATTATTTTAATATCTATACTTTGATTAAATTTTTGTTTTAAAATTAAGGCGGTAACTAATCCCGCTGTGCCTGCACCTACAATTGTTATCTGCATAATTTTTTTAAATTAAAGTTATACGCTAAAGAAATTCTTTCTTTGTTATGCGTTTGCATTTGAACACAGTGATGTAAAGAAGATCTAAAAATTAATAAATTACCTTGTACCGAATTGTATTCTACTTTTGAACTTAAAGCGGGAGCATCTATATCAAAGTGTGCATTAAATAAACCTTCATCTCTTTCAAATATTATTTTAGGATCATTCCTAGTTGATTTTAAAACATAGATCACAGACACCATTTGATTAGGATGACAGTGAAATTCTTGAAAATCGTGTTTTTTATAAATATTAAACCAACCCTCAGAGGTATGTATGGTGTATGTGCCACCTATAGCTTTTATATATTCATGAACTTTTTGATAAACAATATTATTTATTAGATCGAATTTTTTATCGTTACAAATATTATGTGTGTAACAGGTTTGATATAATGTTGCTACCCATCCGCTTTCCTTGTATTTTATTTTTTTCTGTAATTTTTTACAGACAGGAACAATTTCTTTAGCTATCTTTTCGTGGTCTTGTAAAATCTCTTGACCAATAAAAGTAGGAAACCAGGTCTCTATATTTATCATACACCTATTTTGTCTGCTTTCGGCACTGCTTGAACATTCCAATGTATAAATCTAAAAGGTTCATAGCCCACATCAACAGAAAATAAATGTGGTAAGTAAGAAGGAAAAAACATCATCGTGCCTGGTTTAACTTTATAATGTATTTCTGGACTTCCGTAGGTAATCTCAGTTGCACTTTTTACAGGTAGACCGTTCATTGCATGACCAGGTCTTGGATCATGAAAGACAGGTCTAGAGGTACACTCACTTGCTTTTAAAAAATAAAAACCTGATATGTGACCATTCCAATGAGTATGTAAAGTATGATGTCCTCCACCATATTTAGCAAACTCTTGAACCCAACTTTCTGTTAACATGATATCAAATTTAGATAAATCATATCCCATCTCTAATAATAAATTTCTAGCAGTAAGTGTAACGTACTGATGAAACGATGTAAAATTTTTATCTTGTATAAGAGATGTTGAATGAAACACATGTCCCATATCTTTTTTATTTCCATAAGTTTTGTTTCTTTTATCTATCATTGGTTTAAAATGTTTTTTTGAAGCAGCAATATATGGGTCTGAATATTTATTTAATTTTTTAACATGTTCTGGTACTTGGGTTACCCAAACAGGTGTAGGAAATAAATCCGCTCTATCTAATTGTTTTGGAAATTCTATCGCCATTTTTTACCTCTCATCCAACACACTAGGCTGTGTCTAACTCCTTTAGTAACAGGGGCTACTTTGTGAAATGCATAAGAAGGAAAAACCACAACAGCACCTCTAGTTTGCATAAAATCTAATTTATATGTTTTTGAATTTTCAGGATTAGGGTTTGGTCTACCCATCCAAAAATCTCCACCTTCATACTCATTAGGATCAGTTAAATTTAAACACAAAGAAAGTTTTCTCGTATCTGGTCTAGCGTCTTCTCTTGGCCCATCTAATTGATCTACATGCCAATCATAGTGATCACTAGGATCGTACCTTGTATATTGAATTGGTTCTGCAGTGGTTAGTTCGAAATTATAATTTTCATTACCCATCTCAATAAACTTTAAAAGTTCTTTGTATATCCATTTCTCACTTAACCAAACAACTTTAGATTTTCTAAAGTCACTAAATACTTCTTTAGATTCTGGACCCGTAGTAGATGCATTTCTTTTTTTTAATGTGCTAGCAAATTTAATTACGTCGTCACAAAACTTAGTGCCAACTGCATCTTTCCAAAACCAAAATAAATTGTTTTCCATACTCTTTCTTTAGGGTTTTATACAGTAAAATATATGTTGTGTCTAGAGTCTATTCAAAAGAAACACAGCCAGAGACTATGAATTTTGCAACCGTGCATGATCCTGCAGTTACAAAGGTATTACAACTTGGAGATATAGTCATGGCCGCAGGTTTACAAGCTGTAGGAAATCTTAGATACACAACTCCAGCAGCACCTACGTTGGTGCAAGTAGTTCTTTGACTTCCGCCACCACCTTGATTTGCTGTAGCTACGTTATCTGATCCTCCATCTCCCCTACCGTTACATGATGTGCATACATAGGCTCCTATTCCACCACATCCAAAATTTTTAGTTGTTCCTTCTATGTCAGAAGCTTTTCCATTACCAGCTGCTCCGGGTCCTGCTGGACCTCCGTTAGCTCCAGCTGAACAAGCTCCCCCACCAGATCCAGCTCTAAATCCTGGGTTAGGTGGTTGTCCTGCTCCTTGAGATGGCACGGGACCTCCAGGGTTTCCGTAACATGATCCAGCTCCACCCGATGTCGCTGCTGTGTGGTGATAACATCCACCACCGCCACCAGATCCTCCTGATGGATTAGGCGCTGCTCTTCCAGGTCTATGTCTTCCATTACCTCCACCGCCACCTTTTACGGTTATAGCTGTAGGCTCACATTTAAAAGCGATTGAAGTTCCGCCGTCACTAGCTGCACGACAATTGTTATCTCCAGGTGCATGATTACCAGCTCCGCCGGCTCCGACTTGAACTGAGATTGCTCCACAAGCAGTATTTTTAGTTACAGCAGCTGTTCCAGGAGCGCAATAAGAAAAGTGAACTCCGCCACCGCCGCCTCCGCTGCCGTAGCCTCCTACTCCTCCTCCGCCGCCACCGACGACAAACCAATCATACGTAATACAAATAGGTCCTCCACCTCCGGAACCAAATCCTAAAATCTGATAACCGAAAGATTTACCTTTTCTATCTTGAGTATTTTTAGTGCTCTTACCTGCTGTAAGTTTTTTGTCTATTTCTCTCATATCTAAACCTCTTACGCGTCGTTAGCAGCGTCTGTAGTGAAGAATAGTTTAACACCAAGTAGTCTTGCATCAGCATCTAAATTGTCTGCTGAAACATCTCTTGATATTTGAAAAAATACGTACTCATCCACACCAGGTGAGCCTGCTATTGTTACTGCTCCACTTTCTGCTGTCACGTCTAAATCGTTTGATGTACCACTATGAGCTTTTGCAGTTGGTCCTACAGCTGTTCCAAAAGCTGTATTTAAATCTCCATTATCAGCTAATGCAACTCCTTGTAAAACAAAAGCAGTAGTTCCTGTGTCTGTTGAAGTAGCTGTAAAAAATGCTTGAAAAGTTACTGTGCCTTCATTCCATGATTTAGGGAATGCAACAGCGAACTGTGCAAATTCATCAGAAGTTTTGTCAAAGTCTAATGTTTTAATTTCTGGTCCATTAGATAATTCTACTTGTGCAGCTTCAGCACCACTTGTAGTATTTGGATACATAGCAACTGCTGGAACCCATATAGTTTCTTTACCAGCAATCTTAACTGCTGATACAGTTCCACCGCCATCTTCTGCTTTAATTACACCAGAACCTTTTGTTTTAAGGTCTATACCAATATTAGTGTCGTCTCCAGACGCTGTAATGGATGGATTGTTTCCTGTTGCAGCGTTTGCGTATGTAACTTCATTAACAGCCGAACTTGTAGCCGTTAAAGTAACTAATTCATTTCCGTTTGTATCTTGAATATTTGTTCCAATTTTAGGAGATGTTAAAGTTTTATTTGTTAAAGTTTGTGTTCCAGTTAATGTTACATCACCTATAGCAGCTGAATCAATATCTGGGTTAGTTCCATCATTAGCTTTTGCGTATGCAATTACTGTTGAACCATTTTCAACGGTAACACTGTTTCCTGATCCAGAAACGTATTTAAAAGTTATTGATTGGCTACCAGTTGTTGAATTTTTTAAAATATAAAATTGTTGGACATCGAGAGGAATAGTACAATTTCTAGTGGCTGTTAAAGATCCTGACGAAGTAAATTCCAAAACTCTGTGAGCTAAAGCTGCTCCAGTTGATCCATCAGAAACAGATAAAGCAATGTCAGCATCACTTCCAAAATTAACTGCTGTAAATCCACCAGATATTTGTTCTATAATTTGTAAGTTAGTATTAGTCTTCGTTCCCCATGTACCGGCGTTTTCACCAGTTGCTTGAAGTTCTACCCCTAAAGGTGTGTATGTTGATGCCATAATTTTTATCTCCTATGCAGCGTCACTATAACTTGTATTTGAGCCAGTTGCAACATCTGTATACGATGTATTTGAACCTGTGTCAACGTTCGAATATCCTTGAATTCCAAACCCTGTAGAGGTTCCAAACGCAGCTATAGAAACTGTTGCTTGTTGGCCTGTTAATGTTATATCAAAAGTAGAGCTAATTGACAACCCTGTTCCTACACTAGAAGTAGCAGATTGTCCTGTTATACCTAAAGTTAAATCTGTAGGATCTATCGATCCAACACTAGATGTTGAAGAGACTCCTGTTGGTATTACTATAGGATTTGAATTTACACTTATACCACCTAAACTTATTGTTGATGATACGCCGGTTAAATCTACATCTGGACTTGAAAGTTCTGTAGTATCTCCAATAGAAACGGTCATTGATTGACCTGTTAATTGTACTGCTACACCAACAACTGCACTCGCTGTTCCAAGAGATATTGTAGATTCTTGACCAGTTAAAGTTAAAGATACATCTCCAACTATTGTAGGAGAACCAACAGAAGATGTAGCTGATTGACCTGTAACACCTTCTACATCGGCAGGGCTTAATGCACCCACTGATGAAGTGCTTGATAAACCTGTTAATATTATAGCAAAATCATTCGCTTGACCGTATAATTCTTCACCCCAACCATCACGGCCCCAACCAACTTCATTATATGCTTCTACACCAGCTGCACCAACAGAAGTGGTCATTGATACACCCGTTAATTCTACGCTGTTGTCGTTTACATTGCCCCATTCTCCAACGCTCCAACCAGTTCCACCCCAACCTGTTAAGTTAAAAGCTTCTAGTGATCCAACAGATGAAGTTAATCCAAGTCCTGTTAAATCTATTACAGGATTAAAACTTTCACCCCAAGGTTCAGAGTTCCAAGTATTTCTACCCCAACCATTTGATTGAAAAGATAATAATCCGTCAGCATTTAATGTAGTTGTTAATCCAAATCCTGTTAGTTCTACACTATTGTCTGTAACCTCACCCCATTCACCAGTGCTCCATGTTCTACCGCCCCACCCTTGTTGTGGAACACCCATGTTTGTGCCATCACCAGCAGATGAAGTTAATCCAAGACCTGTTAAAGAAACATCAACTCCATTTTGTTTGCCCCAAGCGTTTTGATTCCAAGTAAGCACACCCCAAGTATCACCTGCTGGAGTATTTGCTTGTCCACCCATTCCAGAGTGGTTACTACAATAATAATATAAAGTTGGTGCAGAGGCTGCAACTGTGATTTGAGTGTATGCTCCCGAATTACCAGGGGTTCCATTGGTTGTAACTCCTGTGGTATATTGAGACCCTCCACCCCAAGTTCCGTTTGAAGTTTCAGAAAGTCTTAATGGGTGATTTTCATTAGAACTATCGGATTGATCAAATCTATATGTGCCACCCTCAGCTATGTTTACTGTAGCTTGTTGTACGCCATCAATAAAATATTTATTTCCTGAACCGGTGCTGACCACCGTTACTGTAAAGGTTCTAGTAACGGACATACCGCGTTACTCCTTTACGCTATACGAATTATTGCGTTAGATGCGTCTGCTGTTGGGAATTGTATTGTAAATGTTCCGCTTGTTACAGTTTTATCAGATCCAAAATCAATTACACAAACTGCTGGATCACCTGTAGCTGAGTCATTAAAAATTAAACAACCTCTAGCAGTGAAAGAAGCAGATGTAAAACTAGTATCTGAAAAGTCACAAACTGCAGTTGTACTATCAGCAACTGGTGTAACACTTGTAAGAGCGTTTCCTTTTGCTGTGTATCCAGACCCCGATACTTCATTTGATGTTGTGTACGCTGTAGTCGCAGCTCCTAATGAAGCTGAGCTTGTGTATAAAGCTAAATTAAAAGTATTTCCAGACGATGCTGTAAAATCATGAACTCCTTTTAAAAGTTCTACTTTGAAACTTGTGCAAACTGCAGATGTTATTGCCATAATTTAATCTCCTACGGGTTTGCTGAGGTTACCGGTATACGAACAGCGCCATCAGTGTAGTCGTCTCTTCGTCTTCTACCAACTTGCTCGTTAGCAAACTTTTGTACTTCCTGTTTATACTTATTTTCGTATAGTGTCAACATATCTATCGGGCCTTTTAAAAATCCATATGCCTCTGATAAACAGCAATATAGCAGTCCATTTGGAAAATTAAGACTAATATAATTAGTGTTATCAGCTTCTAATAATGCTGGCGCGACGTTATAATGGACTCTAAATTTATAAGTTGTATCGGGAACAGGAGCAAACATCATTCTTCCAGATGTTGTATCTGATTCTCCTGTAGCACCACCAAACATAGCATAATATTTTGGTTGTCCTCTTTTAGAAGATTCAGTTGATGAAACATATTGTTGAAGATATGTAACATCTTTTTTTTCTAACCAAACGTTAGCACCAGTTGTAGCTGAAGTTGAATCATATACTTGTATACCTCTAATAAAAACAGCTCCTGCTGGAGCATTAATAGTTTCTTGACCTGTAACTAAATTACCTGTTTGTTGCTTTCTATCAGCATCAATTGGCACATCTCTAAAAATTCTATACTGTGCATTTAAAATAATGTTTTCTAAAACAGCGTCTGTTAAAACGTTTGAATCTGTTTCTGTGTAACTTCGTATTTGAGTTTTTAATCCTGATGCGCTTAATCCAGCCATTAATTAGACTCCTCTTTACACTTACATTCTTTGATACCAAATAATTTACAAATTAAATTTTTAATTTTTTTAATCATGCCGTTACTGTGACTGGCCCTGCTGAGGCTATGTCACCTCCTCCTTCTAATGTTACTGAAGCCGT